TATGTCAACACAGAAATCAACAGTGGATGGAATGGATCAGACTACGGTGGATCAGTGACCGACCTACACGTAGGTTATGAAGGAGCTGCAGGAGCAGCTAGTTACTACCTCCAAGCTGGACCAGCTATCGTCTCTGTTGATGGAGAGGATGCTAACACTGAATTCTCAGGGAAAGTCGGTGGATCCTTTCAAGCAACTGATGCTGTGTCCGTTTATGGAGAAGTCAGTTTTCTTACGACTGACGCTGACACCAACAACTACGGAACCAAAGCTGGTCTCAAGTGGGCCTTCTAGATGGATCTTTTGTACTCTCTAATACTAGTACTGTTATTAGTATTCGGTATGGAGATGACTTGGTCTACTAAACGAAAGTAGATAGGAGGAGAGGCACCTCAGAGTCGGACCTCTCCTTCATTGGCTTTGGCCCTTACGAGGATACCCTTAGCCGTCTAGACGGTGGGATAGACCACAAACAAATTGATCAAAAAATTTCACGTGAGAAAGTAAACAATACATTTTAACTAATTAAATGGCACAACAAAGTACACACTCTACCGCGCCAGTAGTAACTCCCGGTGCGTTAAACAGTGCAGTAAGTTCACCAAGAACTTCTGATGAAGCAAGGGCCCTATATCTCAAGCTCTTTTCAGGTGAGATGTTCAAAGGGTTCCAGAACAATACAATCGCTCGTGACCTAGTCATGAAGCGTACGCTAAAAAATGGACGCTCTTTACAGTTCATTTATACAGGTCGTACATCGGCTGAGTATCACATCCCAGGACAGAGCATCTTAGGTAACGATGCTGGAGCACCTCCAGTAGCTGAGAAGACGATCACAATTGATGATCTCTTGATTAGCTCTGCGTTCCTATATGATCTCGATACAACTCTTGCTCACTATGATCTTCGTTCGGAGATCTCACGCAAGATTGGATACGCTCTTGCAGAGAAATATGACCGCTTGATCTTCCGTGCAATCAGCCGTGGAGCTAGAGCTAAGAACCCAGTCATGAAGAGTGCTGCGGAAGAGCCAGGTGGAACTCAGATCCAAGTAGGCGCAGGTAGTGATGCCAATGATGCATACAGTGCTACCGCTCTAGTTACTGCATTCTATGATGCAGCTGCTGCTCTTGATGAGAAAGGTGTAAGTCAGGACGGACGTGTAGGTGTCCTTAACCCACGTCAATATTACGCACTCATCCAACAGGTTGGAGAGAACGGCCTCGTCAACCGTGATGAGCAAGGATCTTCTCGCCAGCGTGGTAACGGCATCGTTGAGATTGCAGGCATTAAGATCTACAAGTCAATGAATATTCCATTCCTAAGCAATTATGGTACTAAGTACACACCTGCTTCAGGTAATGATGATACTGTTGACACCAATGTAGCCGATCCAGGTAATACTGGTGATTTCGTTGGAGCAGAGATTGAAGATGCTGAGAATTCTGATACTGGTATCAACAATGATTACGGTGAGAAAGCAGACTTTGCTAACTCCTGTGGGCTTATCTTCCAGAAGGAAGCTGCAGGTGTTGTAGAGGCTATCGGTCCTTCCGTACAAACAACTAGTGGAGACATCTCAGTAGTTTACCAAGGTGATGTAATCCTTGGACGGCTTGCCTGTGGTGCAGATTATCTGAACCCAGCTGCTGCTGTTGAATTGTTTGCTGGTGTATCTACTAAGCCCGCTCAGTTCGGTACTGTTCAGTCAGCTACCAACAACGCTGGTTATCAGTAAACTTTATATTTACATTATACACGGGGAGCTTCGGCTCCCTTTTTTTATTTATACATTATGCCAATTCCTACCACTAACGCTACACAAGAATTACCAGCAGTCAACGAAATACTAGCGTCAGTTGGTCAGGCGCCTGTCACCACTCTCGACCAAACCAACCCGGACGTTGCGATTGCTTACGATACTTTACTTAGAGTATCACGAGAAGTACAGGCTGAAGGCTGGACATTCAACAAAGAATATGACTGGACAGGGAAAACTGAAAATAAACAATTCACCATCCCTAACAACATGTTGCAAGTAGATCTTGCGGAAGGTAATTTCTCCAGTAGAGTAGCTACTGGTGACAAAGATGTTGTAAGGAGAGATGGTAAACTATACGATAGGTATAACCATACCTTTGATATTACAACTGAAGATAATGGAGAGATTAAACTAGATGTAACATGGCATATTGATTGGGTTGACTTACCAGTGCCCATTCAAGATTACATTGTCTCTAGGGCAGCTGTGATCGTCTCTAGCCGCCTTGTAGGAGATGGTGGGCAATATCAGATGCTTCAACAGAAAGAAGCCTATACAAGGGCAATGGCAATGGAGTATGAAACTCAGCAAGGTGACTATACATTCTTTGGACATCCTAAGGGTCAGAAGAATTATAACAGCTATCAACCTTATCAAACACTTTATAGATAATGGCAGCAGTAACTCAAATAGT